ATAACATTCGAACAAGACGATCTGGCGACTTGCGTCCAGATCATCAACGAGCAGAGACGAAAACAATAATGGCAGCATCAGTCGGAATCCAATATGACGGACTGAAGCAGGCTCTTCGTGAGATCGGCAAGATTGATCCTGCGCTTCGTCGCCAGATCACAAAAGACATCAAGAACGCGATGAACCCTTTGTTCTCAGCGATACAAGACTCAATTCCGTCGTCTGCACCGTTGCAAGGACAAAAGCACAACGGACGCACAGCATGGAAGAACGAGTCAAAGAACGTCACGATCAAAGTTGACACTCGAAAAGCTCGTTCACGCAACCTTTCACAAGGCGCACAATTTGAGTCTGTCGCGACAGTAAAGATCACGGCAAAAGGTGCAGCTCTGTCAATGGCAGACATGGCAGGACGAGGCCCAAACCAGACACGCAACAGCAACCCTCTTAGAGCCCGTCCGGGCTTCGCTGGATACTTGACAGCATCTCTCGGTCGTGGGCCGTCACGCTTCGTGTGGGCGCGATCTGACGACTACTTAGACGAGATCACACGCAATGTAGACAAGATCGTTATCGAAGTCATGGACAAAACCAACAAGAGTCTGGTCAAACGCTGATGGCAATCAACCTCCCAATCATCTCCGAATGGAATCCCAAGGGCATAGATAAAGCAATTAACGACTTTAAGAAGCTGGAGACCAACGGACAGAAGGCAGCGTTCGCGATCAAGAAGGCTGCAGTCCCGGCAGGCCTCGCTCTTGCAGCTCTTGGTGCTGTCGCGTTTGATGCTGTCAAAGCGTTTGCCGAAGATGATGCTGCAGCACAAAAACTCGCCACCACATTACGAAACACCACAGGAGCAACAGACGCTCAAGTCGCAGCAGTTGAGGACTTCATCACTGAAACTTCCAAAGCAGCAGCAGTTGCTGATGACGAACTTAGGCCCGCACTTGACAAACTTGTTCGAGGCACTGGTGATGTAACAAAAGCACAAAAACTTCTTAGCCTCGCACTTGATGTTTCTGCCGGTACTGGCAAGGATCTTGGATCAGTCTCCGACGCGTTGAGCAAAGCTTTCAATGGCAACCTCGGTCCGCTACGAAAACTTGATCCAGCACTCGCCGACCTGATTAAGAGTGGCGCATCAGTTGACGAAGTATTCCAAGCCATGAGCGAGACCTTTGCAGGCCAAGCGGATACTGCAGCGAACACGACCCAAGGCAAAATGAAAAACCTTGGAATCCAGATGGGCGAACTTAAAGAATCCATTGGTCAAGCCGTTTTGCCACTTGTTGAAAAAATGCTTCCAGCACTGCAAGCGTTTTCAACTTGGGCCCAAGACAACAAGAACCTCATAGTCACTCTTGGCGTGGTTATTGGCAGTATTGCTACAGCGATCATCGCCACAAACGCAGCCCTTGCGCTTTACAACACCATCCAAGCAGTGACCGCAGCACTCAACACTGCACTCACAGCAACATTCTCTGCTCTTTGGGTTGCTACTGGTGCAGTCGTGATCCTCGCGATCATCGCAGCTCTTGTCGCACTCCAAGTCAAGTTTGACATCTTTGGAAAAGCCATTGACGGAATTAGAGCAGGTTTTTTGATTTGGTGGGGTGTCGTTCAGTATGTGTTTGGCGCAATCAAGTTAGGTTTTGCCGAATTAGCAGATCTTGGCAAAGCAATCTTTGACGGCATCGGTGGAGCGTTCAAGGGAGTCATTAACGCTGTTATTTCTAACCTTGAACGAGGCTTAAACGCTGCTATTAAGGGCTTGAACATTATTCTTGACGGCATTGACTCTGCAGCTGGCCCTTGGATTAACTTTGGTTCAATACCAGAAGTAAGTTTGCCTCGATTAGCTGAAGGTGGCATCGTGACAGGCCCAACGATTGCCATGATCGGTGAAGGCCGTGAACCCGAAGCAGTGATCCCCCTGTCAAAACTTGGCAGTATGGGCTTCGGTGGTGGCGGTATGAACATCAGTGTCAACGCTGGCCTAATCAGCACACCCGACCAGATCGGTCAGCAGATCATTGAAGCCATTCTAAAAGCTCAACGCCGTAGCGGTCAGGTGTTTGCTTCAGCATGACAGTTCCTGTGATGCAGGTGTTGGTCGGTTTTCAGACCACGACAGGATTCGGTACGCCGTTCCTGTTAAACGACGCTTTTTTCGGTGTGCTTGACACTGCAGGTCGTGGCACATTGGGCGGCTTGCAATATGCAGACCTGACAGACCTTGTCGAATCTGTCAACATTACTCGCGGTCGCAACCGCCAACTAGACCAATTCAACGCTGGCACAGCCACAGTCACCTTTGACAATGCGTCACGAATCCTTGACCCGTTAAACACTTCAAGCATTTACTATCCGTTTGTCTTGCCTCGTTGCCCAATCATCATCCTCGCCAATGGCATCCCGATCTACACGGGTCTAATTACTGACTGGAATCTTGACTACGACATAGCCAACCAAGACATGATGTATGCGGTCTGCGCAGACCAATTCACTGTCTTAGCCAATCAAGCATTGAACGCTGTCACACCGGCACAAGAACTGTCATCCGCTCGAATCAACACAGTACTCAACCTGCCAGAGATCCTGTATCAAGGCCCGAGAGAAGTAACGACTGGTTCATCCACTTTGGGTGCTTTTGCTATTGAACAAGACACAAACTGTCTCAACTATTTGCAACAAATCACAACATCCGAACAGGGCTATCTCTACATTGCAGCTGACGGCACACTAACTTTCAAAGGCAGAACTTCCGTCTTAAACCCTGTCGCTGACGCATTATTCACATACGACGGCACAGGTATCCCGTATCAAACACTGTTGAACGAATACGGCGACGAACTTCTCTATAACTACATTGTCACTCAATCACCAGCAGGCCCGAAAGAAACCGCCAGCGACGCTGACAGCATCAACTTATATCAGACCCAACAGTATTCGGTGCTTGACTTGCTCAACTCTGCAGTCAGCGAGGTCGCAGGCCTTGGCGACTATTTGCTTGGAAAATACCGAAACCCTGTTTTAAGGTTTAACGGCCTTTCAACACAAATGGCAGCTCTTGACTTAGAACAACAAAATGCCTGTTTTAACCTTGACCTGACCGACATTTGTACTGTTACTAAAAACTTTGTAACAGGCACACCGTCAGACCTAAGTCAGACAGTGATCGTGTCAGGCGTAAGCCACAACATCGTTCCGGGATCACACATCATTTCGTATACTTTTGAGTCAACAGACGGCAACCAGTATCTGACATTAAACGACACAATTTTCGGAACTCTTGACAACAATCTTTTAAGTTTCTAAAGGAGAAACAACATGGCAATCAACCCAAATGTGGATTTCGTTTCGGGCGCAATCTTGACCGCTGCACAACAGAACCGTTTCCCTCGTGGAATCATGGGGTACACAACCAAAACATCTAATTTCACGGTGACTACTACGACCACCGATGTTGGTTTATCAGTAACATATACGGCAGTTGCAAGCCGATATTACAAATACACTTTTTACTGTTATGCAGCAGACGCAGACGCCAATGTTTTCACGATTGAAGTGACTGACTCGTCAAATGTGGTCAAGTACAACATTCGACATGACGCTGACGGTCCGACGCAATTCGGCTTTCAAGTTCTTACTTACATTTCAACAGAGTCCGCTGGTTCTGTCACAAGAAAAGTCAGAGCCAAAACGAGCACAGGTGGCGGAATCATGTACGCCGACGCCACCAATGTGATGTACCTACTTGTTGAGGACATCGGCCCTGCCTAATGAAAACGCTAGCCATCGTCGCAGCTCTCGCCATTGCGCTCATGTTCGTCGTCACTGGATGCACCGACCGCACTAGAGACACTTGCGAAACTAAACCCACAGCCCCAAGGTGCGAACAATGAAACGACTTACTAACTCCGAGATCAAAGCACGACTGATCCTTATTGTCGGCATCACACTCTCGGCAACTTTTGTCATGAGTACCGCTTCGCTGATTTACGGCTTACTGTTTGTCGTGCAACCATTAGAAGTCAGCCCAAACGATGACAGCGCATGGTCATTATTATCACCGATGATGCTCTTCCTCACTGGCGCACTTTCAGGAATACTCGCCTCCAACGGCCTCAAGGACAAGGACAAAGAACATGACAGCTAGACCGTACACAGGAAACACCGACGGCAACCACCCCACACCCCGCTCCGGCACAAAACGGTTCGTTGAGTTCGTTGAGTATTTGTTTGGTGTCAAGAACATCGGCATCTACGCGAACCGTCCGATGCGTTCAGGCCCGCAGCTGTCCGTTCATGCGACATGGCGCGCCATTGATCTCAAAGGTACAAAAGCGCAACGGAAAGATCTTGTCGAGTTCTTGTTCAAAAATCGCGACGACCTGAACATTGAAGAAATCCATTCTTACGACGGCACAGGCGTACCGTTCCCGACAGACAAGTGGGGAGCTGGATATCGTTGTTCACGGGACAACTGGCTCAAATGGACGATTTCACGCAATGGTGGCACGCCCGGAGCTGATTGGGTTCATGTGGAGATCTCGCCTCTGATGGCGGATAATCCGAAGCTTGTTGAGGAAGCGTTTACACGCATCTTCTCCAAGTGACTTGACATCTCTTGCCAGATTGGGTCGAATGACCCTGCCAAGAGAGCACAGCATCAGCTGAGCCCCGACACTGGAGGCACTAATGAATCCATTCAAGTTTTTAGGTTTAAGCGCAGCAGGCTATTTGAGTCTTGTGATCATCTTCGGTTCGGGAGGTGAGTCGCCACCAGAGCCAACTGTCAGAGTCCCTCAGACTGTGCAGATCGTGCCGTTGACACAAGAGCAAGAAGCAGACCGTGAAGCCGAGATTATTCAGCAGATGGCAGAAGAGAACGCGACTATCTACGACGAGCCCGTAGAGACCACTACAACGCTCGTACAGCTCGCTCAGATTGATCCTGACACCAAGTGTCAAGAATGGCTTCCGCTCGCCGTAGAGATGGGCTGGCCCAATGAGACCCACATCTTGCAGAGGCTTGGTCAAGTCATGTGGAAGGAATCGCGGTGTATCGCTATTTCAGCGGACTCTGAATGGTTCAATGGTCACGATTACGGCTTGACTCAGATCAACCAGATCCACGAAGAATGGCTGTCCGAGATGGGCTGGACATTGGACGACATGGCTGTCCCGTCCTCGAATCTTCGTTTCGCTTATTTGTTGTGGAATAGTCGCGAGGAACAGGGCAAGTGTGGCTGGACACCTTGGAGCTTGCCATGCTGAGTCGCCCTGACTGGCAAATTGACGCAGCTTGTCGCGAGCTTCCTGTTGACTGGTTCTTCCCTGAGCAAGGCCCGAACGCATGGCATGACTTGCGTCAGGCCGTCGCAGTATGTCAAGAGTGTCCTGTCATCGCGGACTGTTTGAACTATGCGCTCCAGTTTGAGGCTCGTACCTTGCCGGGCATTTGGGGAGGCACATCGGAAAATCAGAGAAGGGCAATGCTCATCTCTGACACACCGAACCGCTAGTGTCGGATTATCCAACTAGGAAGGATTATCCATGAACGACCCCGACGGTATGGTTCAGACGATCAGAGAGCAGGAGAAGCACATCGCAGATCTTGAGCTGCGTCTGACCATTAGAAACAAGCGCATCCTCTGGTGGCAAGGAATGGCCTCAGATCTCTATGACGAGTTGATCAGTTTTTACAAGCCCGCGAACGATCCGTTCGGATCATTGACCTCAACGATCAACCGATTCGAGGAGGCTGAACGCTATGGATCTGAGTGACTATGTAGATGTCCCGACACGCTTCGCAGCTCTACTGGCGAAGTGGCCCGAGCTTCGTATTAAGGAGCATCGTCCAGAGATCGTGACGATTGGTGACAAGACTTTCATTAGTGTGACGATGCAGGCTTGGCGTACTCCTGACGATCCGATCCCTTGTCAAGCGACCTGTTTTGAGCCGTTCCCCGGCAAGACACCTTTTACGCGTGACAGCGAGCAAATGAACGCGTCCACCAGTTGTCTCGGACGACTCGCAGGGCTCATGATGTCGTTCCCGAAGATGGCCTCACTTGAGGAAGTGGTGAACCGTCAAACCGAGCAGAAGCCCGCGAAGGCTTGGATGGCATCAGAAGGTCAAAGGCGACTACTGAAGGCCCTTGGTCATGCCGGCGAAGTTCCGAATGGACGATTTGAGTTTGAGTCTTTGGTTGCCGATCTCAAAACGAAGAAGATGACCGAAGGGGAGGCGTTCTAATGATTCGAGTTCAAGTCTCAGAGCGTCTCATCTTTGAAGCGAACGAACTACTTGAAAATGTGGATGAAGCGACTTTTAAGAAACGCGCCGACTACAAAGAAGAGCACCTTCTGCTCGGTGCGATCGGCGAGATCGCTGTTATTGACTACTGCTGGAGCAACGACCTACTCGCCTACAAACACAAAAGCATGAAAAGCGACATCCGACTCCACTCAGGCCACACGATAGAAGTCAAAACTCAAACCATTAACTTTGAGCCACAGCTGCACTACTTAGTCAATTTTGGTGTACGAAAGAACCCGATCGAAAAGTCTGACTTTTTCTTCTTCACCAATTTGCAGTATGTCGCCGGCAAACCTGAGGCCGTCTGGCTTCTCGGTGGATGTTCGTGGGACAAGTTCTTCAGGATGGCAACTTTCCACCATGCAGGCGATGCGATGATGCGTCGCCTTGCTGACGGCGAGTATGTGCCTAGCGGACGCTATTACAACACTGACTGCTACGACTTGCCGATCTCACAGCTCGCACCACCAAGCGCAGCTCTCAAACATTTCAAATCACTACAAACGAAAGAAGAAGCACAATGAGCCCCGAAAACATTATGTCTGATTGGATGCAACCAGTCCGCCCGATTCGAGTCCTCTTCCAAGCTGGAGGCCCCGAGCATCGGCACTACATCCACATCTTCGCTCTGCGTACCGCCGGCGAAGAATGTGAGTATCTGACTATTGACGGCATTTTCATTCAGGCGCGCTCCAAGTCCTGCATGTTTGCTGAGACTTTGATTGATGGTCACTGGTTGAGGCTCGGCGCATGATTGAGTATCAGGTCATCTGTCTGTATCGCGTGGGTGCAGGTCGCAATCTGACCGAGAAGCAAGCCAGAGAGCTCCACACGCATCCCTCCGTCGTCCTGACACTGCTCAACGCTGACCAACATCTTGATCGCTATGTGAAGGTCATTGTGGATGGGAAGGTGCGCGGCTATCAGTCGTATCGGGCAGGGAAACGCGTCACGATGGAAGAAGTCTCATGAACACCAAATTAGAGAAATTAGAGAAAGCAACGATCACATTCTTAGTGATTGCAATTGTCGCTCAATCAGTGGCACTATTTAGCGTCTTGATGACTGCGATAACGGGTCACTCATGAGCATCTACAGAGCCCCAAGACCAGAGTCAAATTGGACTCAGATCCGCAACGAGATTATCGAAGATCAGCGTCTCACCTTTAAGGCCACAGGAGTACTGATCTTTGTGCTGTCCAAGCCTGACAACTGGAGAACCAGCACACGACACCTCGCAAGCGTCAAGAAGGAGGGAATAGATGCTATCCGTACAGCAATGTCAGAGCTTGAGTCCGCCGGCTATATCAAGCGCAGGCGATACCAAGACGAGGAAGGGAAATGGTGCTATGACACACTCGTATTCGATACACCACAGGCTGTGGATAAACATGTGAGAAACACATCACCGCAGGTCAAACCTCGTGGGGAAAATCCCTACGGGGAAAACCCCGATGTATATCAAGAACTAAAGAACAAAGACTCAGATTGTCTCGTCCCTACGCGCACTCAACTAAGAGAACATCAGCCCTGTGGACAATGCAGAGACACAGGATGGAAAGTCATCCAAGGCCTAGACCTAGAAAAATGCGGATGCTTAATCGGCATGGAGATTCATGGCAAGTAACCCCATCTACAACACCAAGCAATGGAAAGAAGTACGCCGGCTTGTACTCGAGGAAGACGGTGACTGCCACTGGTGCAGACTTCACGGCAAAAGAACCAAGGCCACACAAGTGGATCACATCGTAGAGCTTGATCGTGGAGGCGACCCATATGACCGCTCCAACCTCGTCCCAAGCTGCGCCTCATGCAACTCATCCCGAGGAGCGACCTTCGTCAACAACAAAACAGCGCAACGAATCCAAGCACGAAACAAAGCGACGCAAAATGTTTCTTTTTTGAGCAAAAGCCACAC